ATATAAGGAGAAATAAAATGAATTTAGAAAGAAAATATAATGAAGAAGAAGAAAAAGCAATTAATATGTCAAGAGAAATGGCTGGATTGCCACCTATCGCTCAAAATAATGAGAATACAGAAGTTCAAAATAAAGAAATTAAGAATGAAACGGCAACGATTGAAGCTATTGCAACAGAAGAAACGGCAGAGGAAATAAAAGAGAGAAGAAATGAGAACGAAAGAAACAGATTGAAACAACAAGGCGGATTGCGTCCAAATCAATTATTTCATCATACTTTGATTAATTGGGACGGAAAACCTCAAGATGTAATTTGTAAATATCCAACAACAAAAAAAGCATCGAAATATTCTAAAATGGAACTTGATCCAGTAACTGGTAAAGGAGTATTTCTATTCGCTGATGTAGTCAACGATTTTTATAATGATGAATTACTTCCAAAATTTGAAATTGAAGATTTTCCTTCGAGTGAAATTGCAGAATTAGCTGCTTTCCTATCGGAAGTGGTAAGAAACCCCTTCTTTAAATAAAAGTCCAGCTTTTTTTTACGAAGGTAAGTTGTATATTAACAAAGATGAAATGCTAAGAAATATAACAGAAATCGAAAACTTGGCATTTCAGCTTGAATTAAATGATAACTTTAAAAGTTTCAGCTCATTTGAATTTTTAGAAAGATATAACAAAAATGATATTCCTGAAAAGGAATTTGAAACATTTTTAAAGATGTGTTTCTATGATACAGAAATACAGAAAATAAAAGAGCGGGAACAAAAGAAAATGAAGAAAGGAAGATAATATGGCTAGCGGAGTAGGAGTTACTTATGAGTTGGAATTTGTAATAAAAGACAAGAACGCAAAGCAATGGATACAGTCTATGCAAAAGGAAGCCCAAAGGCTAGCCAAAGCATTAGATAAAGTTACTTTAAATAATTTCAACAAGCAGATTCAACACATGCAGAAACATTTACAGTCGCAAGGAAATCAATTAAAATCACAACTTAAAATGGCACAAGATATGATGAAATCACTTGGAACTGGAAAGAATGTTAAGAGCGGACTAGACAACGTGAAGAAACAGGCACAGGAAACCAAAAAGAAAATGGATGAGCTGAACAAGGTAAAGGAAAATGTAGGGAAAGCAGTCAAAGATCCTTTAAAAAATGTTGCAAAGGGTGCTGACAATGCAATGAAAAGAGTTAAGGGGCTTTTAAACAAAGTCCGTGACGGAGCGTTGTATAAGGCTGGAAGTTTTATTACACAGGCTGGAATGGAAGCGTTACAGGAATACGGACAGACTGATTACGAGTTACGTGGGGCTTCTGCCAAAACTGGAGGATATGGTACTGACTTAAAAGAGTACAGGAAACTTACAAAACAAGTTGGTGGAGCAACCAAATTTAATAATCTGGACGTTGCACAGGCTATAAATGCAGGAGCAACTCTAGGGATAAAAAAAGATGAGATGAAAGAAATTATTCCGTCGGCTGCAAATTTAGCTCAAGCATTTAATTCAGACATCACACCAGCACTCGAAATGGTAAAAATGCACATGAATTCTTATCAGTTATCCGCAAAAGAAGCACAAAAAGTAACTGATATGATAGCCGTTACATCTAAAAATACTGCCGCAGATTTGCCAAGACTTGCTGAAGGTTTTAAATACGTTGGAGCTTCTGGAAAAGCATTAGGAGTTCCTATGGAAACGGTTTATGCAATGCTTGGTAAAATGAACGATAACGGGTTAATAGGTTCTACTGCGGGTGCAGGATTAAATCAAATGTTTGAAAGTATGAAAGATTTTAAAAAACGAGATAAATTAGAACAATTGATTGGTAAAGTTACAGATGAAAAAGGAAATTTACAGGATATGACTTCTATTTTGGAACGGCTAAAAGGTGTAACTGACAAAATGGGAAACGCTGACAAGGCTGGAGTTTTAAAATCTATTTTTGGAGTACAAGGTGGAAGAGCGGTAAACACTTTATTAAATGGAAGCATCGAAGACTTAAAAAAACTTCAAAACGAAATAAAAAATAGTAGTGGAGCGGCTGAAAAATTAAGCAAGTTTATGATGCAAGGAAGTGCTGGGGCAGTTGAAACATTAATGGGAACAATGTCAAGCACGTTTGCAGCGGTATTTGACTCGTTAGAACCTTTATTAGTTCCAGTTGCAGGGCTATTTATGGGAATTGCTGAAGCAATAGGAATGGTTGCTGAAAAAGCTCCTTGGTTATTACAATTAGTTTCTGTTTTAGGAGCGTTGGTTGTAGGAGAATTAGTTTTTCAGAAGTTGAAAGCAAGTATTGAACCGTTTATCACAGGAATAAAGGAAGCAATTGCGAAAGTAAGTTTATTTAAATTAGTTCTTTATGGATTGCTGGCAGTTGGATTAGTCGTGATATTTAATCTGTTTAAGCAATGGCAGGATTATTTGCAGGAAAACGAAGCAGTCAGTAAAGAATGGGAAGGTGTGTTACTAAATTTAACTTATGCCCTAAGTGCTTTAGGTGATGTAATAATGTCAATTCTAGGTGCTTTATTCGGATTTAATACAAAGCAACAAGATGCGACGGACAAAACTAAATTTATGGGAATGACTGCTGAAGAAGTCGCAAAGAAATTAAAAGATTTCCAAAAAAACATTTTTGATTTAACTGTGAAACTTCAAGAAATGAGAAGATGGGTAGAAGAAAACAAAGAAAAAATAAGATTATTCGGAACAGTATTTTTAGTTTTAGCTGCAGGAGTTGGAATTTTGTGGGCTTTGGTTGCGGCACAATCTGCCTTTAACGCTGTTGCTGCAATGAATCCTTATGTTTTAATTGCAGCAGCTATAATTGCAGCGATAATAGCAGTGGCAGTGGCTGTTAAATATTTTTGGGATACAAATGAAGGCTTTAGAAATGCGATGATGTCTATTTGGAACACAATCAGCCAATGTTGGGCTATAGTAGGTTTTATATTCGGAGGACTTGTTGGAGCAATAATTGGAGGTTTGTTGCAATTGTGGACACAAAATGAGACGTTCAGAGAGTTTGTAATAGCTGTTTGGAACTATATTTGTGCGACGTTTCAATTGTCTTGGACAATAATTGGCGGAATTATTATGGCAATTGTTAATGTTATATCAATTTTAATTAATGCATTAATAAATGCTTATAACACAAATTCAACATTTCGCACAATTGTAACAGTTGCTTGGAGTGCTATAGGTGTAGTAATTTCAGCTGTTATCGGGATGATAGTTGGCGGTCCAATTGGAATGTTTATCGGAGTATTGGTAAGTCTATATACTCACAATCAAACAGCGAGAAATATAATAAACGCTGCTTGGAGTGCTATAAAGACAGCCGTTTCAACTGCTGTAACATTTATTATTAGCAGAATTAATGCTGCAACTTCAGCTGTCCAAGGATTAATCACCGCTTTTCAAGCGGCAGGAAGATTAGATTGGAATGGAATCAAGGCTGGAGGAACACAATTTATAAACGGAGCTAAAGGCATCGTGACTGGACAACATAAAGCAGTCGGAACTAATAACTTCCAGGCTCAGGGTGGCGGAGGAATGACCGCTATTGACGAACACGGAGATGAAGCAATATGGCTTCCAAACGGTTCTATGATTGCCAGAAATACTACAACTCGTGATATGTTAGGAAACTTAAAATCTATTAAGAAAAATACACGTGGCGGTACAAAAGAAACAGGAGCAGTTGTTACAAATAATAATCATTTTGTATTCAATGTTAATGGAACTGACGAAACATTGCAGGAATTGAAACGTGAACTTGAAAAATTAGGGATAGTGTAAAGGGGGGACAGGATGCAAGTATTAGATTTTTTAAAAACAAAATTTGCTGAATTTGAAGTTCAGAAAGATAAACTTGAAAAACTGTATTTGAAATATTTTGGTATTAAGCCTAATGGATTTTTAGGCACTATACCCCTTTTAGTCCTGTCAACTGATTACAGCCAAGATAACGAGATAACAGGGTATAAATCTTATTTGAAAGACAATTTCAATGAAAATATGTTTGTAAATCCTTATACATTAAAAATCGAAGTAATTTTACATGGTAAAGAATGGAAAGATGAACTTGAAAAATTAGTCAAGGAATCAAGGAAAAGAAATTACACAATGTTTATGTACACTAAATTAAATAAAGTTTATGCTCCTCTTGCAATCACAAGTGTCAGCTATGCCGAAAATTACGAAAGCCACACAAGCATTAAGGTTTCAATAAATCTGAAAGAAATAAATTTGCTTAAATTTACTACGGCTGAAGGAAAAACAACAACGGAAGCATACGTTCCTGAAGCAAGTACGCAGAACAGGGAAGTTACAGAAGTTACTTTGAACGAATCAATGCAAAATGAATTTGAAATTGATCCTAGAGCAGGAGATGTTATAGAATGAAAAAAATATACAGTTTTGATATTACGTATAAAGAAAACGGCAAGAGCAGTTATAAAATATTGCTTGATGATGGAGAAAAGACGCTTGTAGCAACGTTGGATATTTATAACATCAGGGGGCTTTGGTATTTGGATATAAAGAGCGATAACGAGGATTTGCATATTGGACAGAGAATTAATGCTTATGAAGATTTGTTTCTGATATGCAGGAGAAGATATAAGGAATTTCCAAATGTTAAGATGCTAGCCTTGCCGATTAATTTAAATGGCTTTGATGTTGAGTTTACAACGGAAACGGCTGGAGTGCTGCAGGATATTATGGTGGTGGTTTAATGGCTGAAAATACACAAAATAACAATAATTATTATATTCTGTGGGACAGATATGCAAAAGTAACGTTTAAAGTAAAAAATGGAAGTGAAACAGAAGAAATTGAGTTTGAAAGGTTTCAAGTTGAAAATGGCGTTGATTCATCGCCTGACTTTGAGATAGAAACAGAGTTTGACATTACTGAGAGTACGAATATTGCTAAAATAGTTATCTATAACCTAACAGACGAAATGATTAAGAAACTCAAAAAAGGTGTGGAAGCAGTTATTGAAGCAGGATACTGGAACGATGGAAAAAACAAGGATATTGGAGTTATTTATAAAGGTATTATCGAAAGTCTGAAAGGGAGCTGGAATAATGCTGACAAGAAATTTGAGATAACTTGCAACACTTACAACGACGAATACAAGGATACAAAAATTAATTTGAAGGCTGGAAAAGGAACTAAGGCAAGCACAATCATAAAACTTGTTTTATCAAAGCTGGATAAATTAAAGGCTGGAAAAATAGAACTTGGGAAAGATATTGACTATAAGGACGGAAAAACCTTGCACAATAACGTAAAACATATTTTCAAGGAACTGGCAAAAGATACTAAAAGCGTTTTCTTTATAACAAATGGAGTTGTAACGTTTCAGCCAAGAGACAAGATAAACAGAGGTGTTTTAGAGTTCGACCCAAACAGATTTCAAGATGTCAAAGAAAATGACGGAACTTATACTTTGAAAGCAATATTTGACCACAGATTTCAGGAAGGCTTTAGAATGAATTTGGACTTAAAAAAAGAGTTTGAACAGCTTGAAATCAAAGGGGAGTATCTTATTACAAAAGGCAAGCATGTAATGAATTTTAAAACAGATGCCTATACAGAATTGGAAATAAGAACTAAATTTGATGATGAGGAAACTAAAAAGGCTAATGAAATTGAGATTGTTACAGGCAAAAAAGGTAAAAACGAAAAATCATCTAAGAAAAAAGATAAGAAAGATAAAGATGATAAAAACAAAAAAGAAAAAGGAAAAAACTCTAAAGATTCTAAAAAGAATAATAAGAAAACTAGCACAAAAAGTGGTGGGAAGAAAAAAGAAAAAGATTGGGATAGAATTGTAAATAAATACGGAGTAGGAGGTAAAAAATGAGAAAAAAGACGGTAGGAGATCATATTGAAAATATGATAAACGGAAGTTTTGATAATTTAAATACTCTTGCAATAGCCAAAATTATGGAAGTGGATAATTCAAATATGATTTGCAGTATACAAATGCTTGATATTCCTGAACTTTTTGGCACTCGTGATGAAGTAGAAGTAATTGAAAATGTACCGATTGCTCCAATATTTTGGGGTAACAAATGTAAAATAAATGCTCCGTTATCTGTAAACGACAAGGTTTTGGTAGCATTTTGCCAGCACGATACATTCAATGCACGAAATGCTTCTGAACCTTGCGAGCCAAACTCCAGTGCTAAATTTGACATAAATAACGCTATTGTAGTCGGACAGATAACAAGCGATGCAGAAAAGAATATATCAAATGACTTCTACATTGCTTACGGCGGAACGCTTGTAACGATAAATGATAGTGGAGTTACCGTAAAAGGCAGTTCCATAAATATAAGCGGAGCAGTAAAGATTGAGGGGGATTTAGAAGTGAGCGGAGACGCTACAATTGGTGGCAAATCATTTTTAAACCATACTAATGGGGGAATGCCGTTGGATTAGGATATAAATAAGGACAATTACAATTAAATATAATAACTGTGATTTGTAGCATTTCAAAGCTACAATGTTAAGCAAAAATTTTAAATTTCTGTTGCACTTTTGCTACAAATAAGGTATAATTTATAATAAATTATGAAAAGGAGATGAAAAAAATGGCTACAAAAAGTTTTACAACAGAAATGACTTTTGATAAAAAATCTGTAAATGGTTTAATAAAGGCTTTGAATAATGAAAAATCTCCCAATAGAAAACCTGTTAAAAACGTCGAAATCATAAGCAATCCAGAAACAATACGAAAGATATTCGGCAAAAAATAATTTATGTATATAGAGAATGTAAAAATTGTTTCTTTACAAGATTTGTTGGATGAGTTAAAAGACAGAAAACATGTAAGGGAAGATATTTTAAAGAATTTTAAAAATAAATACAATAAAGATATCGAAGATTTCTTACATAATAAAGCAATAGAATTTGAAAAAGCAGGTTTATCAAGCACGCATTTAGTTTTTAATCAAAATTTTGTTTTGTTGGGATATTTTTCTTTAGCAAACAAACCTTTACTTGTTTCCAAAAGAAACTATGAAGCGTTATCAAAAAGCCAAAGAAAAAAACTTTGCCAAAACGGAAAAAGATTAACAACAGATGGTTATATAGTCAACAGTTATCTGTTGGGACAGATTGGCAAAAACCATTCAGAACAAATAAAAGCTGAAGAACATATAGACGGAACTCAATTATTAACATTAGCTTACGATTCATTAATGGAAGCTAAGAAAATAGTAAATGTTCGTTATGTCTGGCTAGAATGTGAAGACAATGAAAAATTGTTATCTTTTTATAAAAATTTTGGATTTGAAGAAATTGAAAATTTTATTTCAGGAAATGGGCTGAAAGTTTTGGTAATGAAATTAAAAAAATAATTTTACGAATCACAGTTATTAATTTAGCTGTGATTTTTTTATGCGAAAAAACAGGACAATGGCAATTGAATAATGACTGTGAAAACTAAAATATTTGTTTTTTAAGTTTGGGATAATGGTATAATCCGATAAATAATATGGAAATGGGTGATTAAAGTGATAAAAAAACTGAAAAAACTGTTTAAAATGATTTTCCAAAGAAAAAAATATACGAGCGAGCAAATTATAGAAATAATAAAAGAGGAGCTGGGATTGGATGGGTCGCACAAAGATTTAAAATAATGTTATTCTGATTTTAAAATTTCTGAAATTTCTTCAGGAAAAATTTCATCTAAAATATTTATAATTTCTTTTTTGTTTTCTTTAAGGATATTTTCCACATCTTCTTTTGAAAAAATATTTTTTTCTGTTAAAATTTTAATTAATGTGTTAATTTGAGTTTGTTGCAAGGCTATTTTGATACCCAGCTGAACTATTGTTTTATTTGCGTTTATAAAAGCACCTCTTTTCCTCTTTATGCGACAACATAATTATACCTTGAAATAAAAGAATGTAAAACTACATTTTAAAATCATTCTTTAATTTCTCTTAGAAATAGTGTATAATATAGTAAATTATTTTTAAGGAGGAAAATTATGGCACAAAAAATTATAGGTGAAGATGGGAAAGTTCATAATTATAAAAGCAAAAAGCCTTTTTATAAAAAATGGTGGTTTATTTTGTTGGTAATTCTTATAGTTTTGGGAGTAATTTCAAACAAAAACAAAGAAACAACAACAGAAACGCCAGAAAGTAAACAAGCTCAATCACCAAAAATTAAAGAAGAAACTAAAAAGGAAGTTGTCTATGAAAAAATAACAGCAAAAAAATTACTTGACGATTTAGAAAAAAATGCTTTAAAAGCTGCAGAAACTTATAAAGGAAAAGAGTATGAAATAACAGGAGTGTTAAATGTTATTGATGCACAAGGTAATTATGTAAGTATTAATCCTGTAGGAGATGATTTTGTATTAACGGGAATACAGGCGTATGTTAAAAATGATGAACAGAAAAAAGTTGTTGCTGAACTTTCTAAAGGAGATAAAATTACTGTAAAAGGTAAAATTAAAGACGTTGGAGAAATTTTGGGATATTCAGTAGATATTGATGAAATTTCTAAAACAGCTAAATAATCACTTTAAATTGCAGATAAAAAAATCATTTTTAAGGAGGAATTAAAGTGACAAAAAGGGAAAAGGTACTATCTGGCATTATTGGACTTCTTTTGATAGTTGTGGCAATAGTAGGATACAAGGCTTATGATTACAGAAAAAATTTACTTGAGAAAAAGAAAGTTATTGCACAGAAAGATGAATTGTTTAAGAAAAGCATCAGATATGGATATGAGGCATTAATTAGAACGGAGTACGTAGATGCGATTAGAACATACATGATACGACATCCGTTTAACACAAATTCTTTGGCTGTTGATTTACAAACTTCTATCAGAAAATCAGAAGAATCTGCTACAAACTTTGGAAATTTTGCTGGAGAAAACAGAATTGATATGACAGATATAACAGAGATGATTAACAAAGAAAAATCAGATTTTAAAGATGTTGTTGAGAAGCATACCAGCTATGTAGAACTTATGACTAAAGAAGATGAAAAAAATAATAAAGATAAGTAAAAATTTTTAAAAAAGTTCTTGACTTTCCGTAACGTATGTTGTATAATAATTACGTTACGGAATAGGAGGATAAAATGAGCAAAAGAATTTTAAAAGTATCATATGGAAAAAGTGGTGCAGGATATGTAAATACAAAATTATCAATTCCTAAAACAATTTTAGATGATATGGGAGTTAGCCAAGAAGAAAGAGAGGTGGAATTAGAATACAATAAAGAAAAAAAGGAAATTATCATAAGAAAAACAAAATAAAAAATCCCCTCTCTCGTAACGAAACGAAAAAGAGGATATATACATATAATGTACTTCGCAATACTATTATACTATATATTCTCTTAAAAAACAAATATTTTAGGAGGAAAATTTTATGACACTTAGACAAGAGTTAGGATTTGAAATTACAGAAAGTTTATTGGATGAACACAATCACAAGTTAAAATCAGCAAAAAAGGCGGTATTTGGTTTATTAGAGGAAATGTACGAAATGCTGTCTAAAGAAAATTTGGATAAATTAATGGATTTGGAAGATGCTTTGGGTGAATATTATCAAACAATCAAAAGGGAATACTACAAAGCAGGGGCAAATATAGAAACATTTGTCCAAAGAAATGAAGAAAAGGAAGTTGCTGAAAAAGTGGCAAGAATCGAAAGAAAAAATATAGTATAATGGAGGATAAAAGAATGTACGATTTAAAAGTTATAAATGATGAAAGATTTCAAATATTCAGTAAAGAAAATTTAGGAAGTGTAAGAACGATATTTGCTAATAATCAAGTATGGTTTTGTATAAAAGATGTTTGCGACATATTAGAATTAACAAATCCTACTGTTGTAGCTAAAAGACTAGATGAAGATGAGAAGGCTAAGTTTGACTTAGGGTTAAAAAATGGAGAATTAACTAACTTCACAAACGAAAGTGGATTATATACTCTGATATTACGAAGTGATAAAAAAGAAGCAAAACCATTTAGAAAATGGATAACATCAGAAGTTATTCCAGCGATCAGAAAAACAGGAAAATATGAAGAGAAGAAAAAACCTCTTACACAGGCTGAATTAATTTTACAGCAGGCACAATGGATGGTTGAAGCTGAAAGCAGAATTAATAATATCGAGAACGATGTAATTGGACTTGCAGGTACTGTTGAAAATAACGACAAGAGCATAAAAAGATTGGAAAACAATCAAAGAAGAACAGTAACAAGCAATCATTTAACAGTAATAGCCTATGCCAACATAAAAGGGATAAAGCCAAAATCATATCATGCACCTTCGATAGGAAAGAAAGCGACTAAGATATGCAGGGAAAAAGATTTATTAATAGGAACAACAGTTGATAGCCGATACGGACTAATAAATACTTATCCTGTTGAAGTTCTGGATGAAATATTTTTTGAATAGTAATAGAAAGTTTGCTATATCAAATTGAAAATTAAATAGAAACATAGAATCACAGTCATTAATTTGATTGTGATTTTTTGTTACAATTTTTTAGAAAGGCAGTTGATATGAAAAGTGTTGAAAGTTGGCAAACTGAAAAAGATAATAACAAAGAAATTGATGTTGTAATGGGTAAAAACATAGTGTTAAGTTCCGAAATAGAAAAAATAAGGCTAAGGCTTGAGAATAAGTTAAGATTATTCTTTAACGAATGGTTTTTACATAGAAACGAAGGTATTTACTGGATTAAAAGAAATGAGAATAACGGACAGATAGGAAATTTGCTGGAAAAGTTTAATATCGAAACTCAAGTAAAGGAAACTATTTTAGCAGATGAAGATGTAGCAGAAATAATAAAATTTGAAAGTGAATTTAAAAATGGAACTGGAAATTATAACTTTGATGTAGAGATATTGTTAAAAAATGGAAAAACTTTGACAATTTAGGAAAGGGGGAACAATGGATTTTGGAGTAACAGATACAGGATTTGCATTAAAAAGTTTTTCAGATATTATGAAAGATATAGAAAAACGGTACAAAGCAAGATTGCAGGACAATGAGTATACTTTGGATTTTAACACTCCTGAGGGGATTCATTCAGAGGCGATAGGGTTTGAATTATCAAAATTATGGGAAGAACTTTTGGAACTCAATAATCAAACGAATTTAAATACGGCAACAGGTGTATATTTGGACTATTTCGGAACTTTATTAAGAACCCCACGAAATCCAGGAGCTTATGCAACTGGGCAGGTAAAAATAACAGGAGAAAGAAATAGAGTTATACCAGCACAAACTATTATAAAATATGCTGAAAAAGAATACAGATTATTATCCAATGTTACATTGGATAAATTGGATAATAACGAATATTATGGAGTAGGCTTTATTCAAGCGGTTGAAATTGGAAACGAGAGTAATATCACGAGTGATGTTTCATTTACAACCGAATACGGTGGGGTTGCCAAGATTACAAACGATGTCGATATAACTGGTGGAGCAGATGATGAAAACGACAGTCTTTACAGAGCAAGGTTAAAAATAAAGCAGGCTATTGAACAGACTGCGACACATTCAGCACTGTATAACGGACTTATGGCATTGGAGAATGTAAAAAATGTATTAATACTAGATCCCGAAACAGAACCGTCAACAGAAGCTGGAACTATTAAAATATTTCTTGAAGGAACTCCTGATGACAAGATTTTTGAAACTATATTGGATTTGAAGGCGGACGGAATATTGACGCTTGCGGATTCCAATGCACAGACTTTTGAGAAAAAACTGAAAAGAGATGTATTTGAGAGAAAAATAATTTACAACATCATTAAATACAGCACGCTATTAATTAAAGTCGAAGTATTAGAAACAAAAAATTCCGATGAAAAAGATAATCGTTGGACACAACAAATAAAGCAAGAGATATTGAACTATATAAATAATCTTAAAACAGGGGAATCTATCAGCTATTTAAAAACGTATTCAGAAATTTTGGGAATTGACGACATAAGAAAAATTAATCTAAAAATGGGATTAACAGAATCCAGCGTAGCAATTCAAAATTTTGATAAAGTTTTTAATGTTCCTGTGGGTCAAAAATTTCAAATAAATGAAAATAATATTGAGGTGCTTTATGTATAAAGATAGCAAAGAATATACAGATGAAATAATCAGCAAGTTTCCGCATATGTATAAAAGGAATAGGGATAGCAACAATTATTTTTTGCTGGAGCTTTATTTAGAAGAAATAAGGCAAGTGAGCAAAGGAATTTATGAGTTGCTGAAGTCTCTGGACATTATGAAGGCGACTGGGTATGTTTTGGATAAGTTTGGTACATCGTTTAACTTGAAAAGAAATACAAGAGAAAATGACGAAGAGTATAGAAAAAGAATACTTGCAGAAATATCAAGAAAAAGTAGAAATGCAACTTTTGAAACAATAATAAATGTATTAAAAATCATAATTGAAAATTATGAGCAGAATGTATTTATTTTTAAAGAAGGAATTGCAAAAACTAATAATAAAGATATTGATCTCAATATAAAAAATGGAAGTTTTAAAGGAAAATTTGAAACACAGTTTTACAAGGAAAAGGCAGGAAGCATTTATATAGTTTTGAATAAAAGATTGCCAACACATATAAAAAAAAGCGTTTTAAATATTTTGCTTGAAATAAGGGCGAAAGGCGTTGAAATAACGATTGATTTTAAATACAGGGTACAGACGGCGAGTTATATTTCAAATGGAGCACTTATAGGGGTAAAAAGAATGCTAAATATTGAAGATAGTTTTTATGATGAAATTTTGCAGCAAAAAAATTATGAAAGTAATTTGGCTAGAATGAATGTAATTACACAGGAAGGGGTAAGATAGATGTTAAAAAAAATAAAAGACTGGATAGGATCTAATTTGGATGTTTACAAAGTTGAAAATGCCAATGATGTCGGAGCAGGATTAGTGAGACACATTTGGAAAGGTGAGGAAACTGCAAGCCAAATCGGTACAACTTTAACGGCTCAAATTATGAACGATTTACAAAAAGGCTTGGTGCATACATTGGATACAACAAGAACAGCAGGAACAAATAAAGATATTTACGAGGTAATATTAAGCGGAATTGAAGAGTTTGGCGTATTTGACGGATTAAAATTGTTAATTAGAATAGACGGAGAAAATCAATATGATGATGTATTTTTAAAATTGGGTGGTGTAGAATATCCGATTTACAGAGTTAAAGAGAATTCGGTGAGAAAATTGGATAAAGGAGCATTAAAAGATAAAAAAGAATATTTGTTAAATTATAGCAATAATTCTTTTGTTTTATCAGACAGTACATTGTATGGCACAACAGTGAGTACAGCTCTAGAGGGAAAAAGGCTGACAGAAATAATTGGAATAGAGTTTGGTGGAAATATTCAAGATACAGGAAATAAGACAAAAGGTAAGTTTTATTACGACAACGTTACAAAATATTACTACGAATGTATCGCGGACACTAATTTAACGTATAACGAAAGTTCTAAATTTAGGGCAATAAGTAATAAACCGCTTTCAGACAAATTAGAAGATCTATACGAAGTTATACCGGGCACTTTAAATGCAAGTCAGATTGCTGGCTTTTCTTCTGCAACTCTATATAAAAAGGCAGGCGTAGTATTCTTGAATGTAG